GCATGATGTCAATTGCCTCTCACACCTGCATCATATCGCCGCGATCATTAAACATAAAACCGTTGTCGAATAGCAAAGCGCCAGCTCGCGCCCGTCCGAGCCATTGGTGATGTTTCAAAACGCAAGCTCCCGCGCGTCCCTCCACCAAACGTGTAATGGCCTGCACGCTCATACGCTGCTCGTCGATATCTGCCTCGGCCCAGGCCATCCAGCCCGGGTCCATCATGGCCAGCGCCAGCAGCGCATTGCGCAGACGCCTATGCCAGTCGTAGCGCAAAGCCAGCACATCCCTGCCCATCTCGCGCAGGGCGGCCCGCTCGTTTGATTTCAGACGTGATTTGCTTCGGTTCATGTCAAACTCCGATGTCGTTTGGATCTACGGCGGCCTGGCTCTGCAGCGCCTGGTACCGTTTCATGGCGTTGAGCGTCGCTGCGAGCAGGTCGATGCGGCGCGTGTCGTTCTGGTTTTTCTTGGTGATCATCATGTTTTCCTTGCTGTTGACCATGAAACGCGCATTCCCCGCGCACCAGCGCAGCAGCGGCGAACCGTCATGCACGATCTTGCCGTCCGCGACTAGCTCCTGGAATGTTTTGGTGGGTTCGTTCATGTTGGCCATGATCTGCCGCACCTCAACCGTCGTATATCCGCGCGCGTCCATGTTGTTCTTGAAGCTGGTCGCCTCATAGGGGTCATAACAAATTTCATGCACGTGCCAGCCGTGATAATCCGCCTCGATGCGCGCCAGGTACTCAGCCTCCAGCAGTCCCGCGTCCGCCCAGCGTCCGTCGCGCAGCAGGATCATCTCCTCCAGCCTGGCGTAATCTGTCACCGCCCCATCCGTGATCGTCAGCCAGCCCGCCTCCGCCCAAACGCGGTAGGGGATTTTGTCTGTTTTCTCGTGCTGATTTACGGCCTGCGATGGAATAAACCCATGCGCCGAAACCGCGACGCGTCCATCGGGCAGCGCGAACACGAACGCCAGTGCCGTCAGGTCGATGCGCTTGGACATATCGACGCCCACCAGGCACAGCCCGTCCGCGGTCAGACGTTGGAACTCATCCCGCCCCACCCCCATCTGATCCCATTTTGACAGCTTCGCCCCCTCCCCAGCCATCCACTCGCCCAGGTACGAGTTATCCGCATCTCCATGCACCCAGATGTTTAGGTTCTTGACGCGAAACGACCTGATTTTGCTTTGGATACCAGAGTCGAACGCCGTGTCGTGCTGTTGTTTCAACCTGGCGATGCCTTTGACGTTGGCACAGCGCAGCGGGTTGCTCTTGACCCAGTTCGAGGGATCGTGCTCGTCGTCGTTCTCGTCCATCTGGCGGATCATCACGAAATAATGCTCGTTGTGCGTCGCGCCTGGCTGCGGGCTAACCGAACCCTCCACGATCATCCTGCAATATTCGTACTCCTTGTAGCAGGGACTTTCGGTATCATCGCCCGCCGTGGTGATGGTCAGGATCAACGGCTGCTGCCGCTGTCCCTGCGCGGTCACCATCAGGTCAAACAGCTTCGACGTCGGGTGCGCGTGGTACTCGTCGATGAACGCACAGCTCGGGTTGAACGAGTCCTTGTTCTTGACCTCGCCCGAAAACGCCACCATCTCCCCGCCGCGCGTGCGATGTACCAGCCGATACTCGCCGATCTTGAGCCGCGCGCGCATGTCCCTGCTAAGTTCAGCCATCCGCCGCGAGTAGTTATAGAGCACGCCCGCCTGCTTTTTGTCGTACGCCGTGCAATACACCGACGGACCCACCTCCATGTCGCCGATCATCATGTACAGGCCGATGCCCGCGCCGCGCGTCGTCTTGGCATTCTTGCGGCCCTCGGTGATGAACGCCATGTTGAACCTGCGCACCCCCACCGCGCGTCCGTTCGTGCGCGTGATCTGCTCCGCGCGGGATACCCATCCGAAGATCATCGACAGGTCGAACACGTGCGCAGGGATCAACTCGATGGGCTTGCCTGCGAACTCCCCCTCCACGTGGACCAGGTGCGCAAACCACTCGATGGCCACAAACGACGCCTGCTCCCCGTCGTACATCCACGGAAAATTGGGGTCATGCGCTGGCACTGGCATCTCCGTCGCCGCCTCGACGCGCTGCCGAACCTTCGGCGGGAGCTGTCCCGCCCGCGCCAGGTCATACAGATGCCGCAAACAGGCCAGCCGCTCGAACCGACCAACGGTTATTTTTTGCAGCACAGCATCCAACGCATAGCGGGTGGCAGGGTGGAAAGTTGTCATCAGTCGTATTTCATCCCAAACGGATCATCGTTCGCTTCCGCGCGTTTCTTGATCAACCGCGCGCGCGAGCCTGGCGTGAACCCGAGACGGTCCGCGTACTGGAGCATCTTGCTCATGTAGCTGGCCAGCATCTTGTGATCGTCCAGCGACGGCTCGTCCAGGTTGGAGAGTTGCATGTATTTCCATACCGCATCGCAATAAACCGCCAGCATCTCGCCATCGAGCGCATCCAGTAGATCTGCGCCGCCTTTCAACCCGGCGATTTCTGCAATTTTCTTTTTCCAAATCTTCTTAGCACCCTTAGACAGCCACAGCGGCGGCCTGATGATCGGCGCAGGCTCAGTCCGCTCGAACGCCTCGGCCGCCTTCTGCCGAGCCTCCACCTCCGCCTTGGTGTGGTGCTTCCCCCCGCCCTTTTTTCCGACCTGCATGGTCGCAGCTGCGACAACGTTAGTTGGCATCAGCGCACCGACTCCCGCCCCAGGCCGCCGCCCAGGCCCAGCCAGCAGGCCCCGCCGTACGCCAGCAGGCTATAAAAAACTGCGCGCGATCGGGGACTCTTTCGCGCAAATGAGAGCCCCGCCGCTCTTTTCCCCCACATCAAAACTTTTTCGAGGGGGGGGTATCTATATCCAGCCAAGTTCCCTCGCGGTTTCTTCCGAGTGACACGGTTTACAAAGCGATTGCAGCGGACTATTGAAAAAGATTACAAGGTTTCCACGGTGCCGATCAACGTGATGGACGTCTGTCGCGGGCGTGTAGATGCCTTGCTCCAGACACTTGGCGCACCACGGATACTCCGCCAGCTGGCGGATGCGCATGGCTTTCCAGAGGGCTGTGTTATACAGCCGCTTCACGTCCGGGTCTCGCTCGACGGTTTGCTTGTTCGCGTGAAGCGGACAGCGTGACCCGTCACGGATCAACGTCGTGCATCCTGGATAAGCGCATTGGTGCAGTGCTCGCTGAGGCATAATCCCACCAGCCTGGGCGACGGTTTCCCGCCGCCCAGGCGCGTGACTCTATTGGCTATACGACTTTCCCAGCAGCGGGATTTTGGCGGCCCGCAGCCAGTCATACACGGGTTTCGATCCGATCATTTGCACGATAAACCCGAGGATGAACAGCAGCGCCTGCGCGATCTGGCCCGCGTAACCGTCCAGGACATCCAGCGCAATCTCAGGACGGAACACGCCGAACAGCACCAACACTGTAAACATCAGCAGGTTGAGCCCAGCCGCCCAGCGCGCGGACGTGGAATCGGCCACAATACCGATGGCCTTGCCCAGGCTGACAAGAGCCGCCACCAGCGCGGACGCTCCGCCCAGCGACACAAACCCGAACGAGATGGTCAGGATGACATGCAGCACATCAGGCGAACCGTCGACAGGGCGGACGTTGGACGGCATGGGCGCGAAGGCCATCAGCGGCAGCGCCGCCAACACAAACACGAACAGAAACAAGGTTGTAAAGCGTTTCATTCGATCTCCTTTTGGGATGAAATTAAAAGCGCCCGACATGCAACATCGCTGTCGCATGTCGGGCGCTAGTCCGACGATGACCGCACAAGAGCGGTCGCTCGATTTATAAAATATTATACGTCAGTTATTTTCTACGTTTTAGCCTCCTCCCCTCTCGTGCATCCGCCGCAGGCTGGACTGTAGCCTGCGCATGGACTCCTCGCTCATGCTCCACGGCTGAACGTTGCCGCAGTGCGAGCACTCCACGTCGCCCGCATCCATCCCAGGCGCGCGGAACTCGCCGCGCGGCAGCGTACCTGTCCAGGAAAACACAGATTCGGCCTCCCTGGCCTGGACGAACACGTACAATCGGCGAATTCGGCTGGTCGTGCGCAGGATGACACCCAGCGACCGACCACAGACATCGCACCGCCACAAGCGCGGAACGTAGGACAGATCGAAGCCGCTGCGCGGAGAGGGGTCAGTTTGCGTTATGCTTGGCATCGCCCACACTCGCACTTTGGCTTAACGTTCGCGTCCAGCGCAGCCAGCAGCGCGCGCGCCTTGGCTTCGAGCCTCTCGCCCACGCCCATGTTATACGCGGCGTGGATCACCTTGTGCCTGAAATCGTCTCGGCAAACGTACACAATCTCGGCATGCCTGTATCCGCCAAAGTGCATGTAGGCCTGCACCTGCTCGAAGTGTGCGCGCAGCGCACGTCCCTCGGCCAGCACTTTCTCGAACCGCAGCACGCTGACCGACTTGATCTCGATCAGGTCGCCGTCGACGGTCTCCCCGTCGACATGCCCGCGGACGCGCTCATCGAACTCGGCGACGATCTCGCGTCCCGCCGCGCGCATAATGCCCGTGCTCATCAGGATGTCGCGCTCGATCTGCTCGATGCTGTACCCGAGGAACGCCATGCGGTGACGCTCGTCGTCGGCGGCCTGACCCTTGCGCATGTCCTCGGCCAGCCTGCGCGGACAGTCTGCAATGTGGCTCATGCCCACGTACTGACGACGCGGCTCGAACCCGCTCCGAGCATAGATAAATCCCATGATCCGTTTTTGGATGTCTGATGCAAGCATGCTATGCCTCCTGTACAATCCCGATGATTCGATGAGCGCCAGATCGCGCTCCTTGCCAGTCGCCAGGTTGACGACGCGCACCCGCGTGCTGCCTGGCTCTCCGACAACTTCACTGACTGCGCCGAAATACTCGCGGACGCCGATCCTAAACTTGACCTCGGTCGTGACCTTGAACATGGAGCACGCCAGGTTGTGAATGGACACGTCGATCTGCCTGCGCTGATATAACTGTCGGCGCAGGACGGTCATGGACAAATTAGGCCTAAACTTGGCAGGCGCGTCTGTTGT